AAATCAGTGTTACTGCAACTTTTCATTTGTGTTAAAAATAGACACCCTTTCGAGTGCCTATATCTTATTATTTAAATATAACGCTGACGTCGACATATTTTTCTATTGCGTACTAACTTTGGACATGTAAAAAGACACCCTTACGATGCCTATATTGCATTATTTAATTTGAATACTCTAGAATCTTGGTTCTTTCCCTTGACTTACCAATTCATTGTTTAGAAACGTGCTACTATAAAAGCTTAATATAGTATAATTTTTAGTAGGAAATATTGCATTCATCACCTGGGTTACCTTTTCCTTAACAACTACTTCATCGTCTATCTGCCAAAAATGATGAATCAATTCTTCTAGATACGTCATTAAGATTACTTCTTCATCTCCTCCGTATTTAGGATGCCTCCACCCATATACGCTATATACAATTAAACATATTTTATAACCGATTGCTTCACTATCTTCTAGATTATATTCAAAAGATCCCTCATTTGTAAATAATACCACCACGTTTCTTAAGTCTTCTTTTTTTAAACCTTCTTTCTCTAGACACATTGCTACACCTGCTAAAGCAATTGTAAATAAAAAAGCTTCTCTGTCAGTATATTCGCACGTTGTTCTTATTTGTATTTTACTTGCTAAAAGTTCTGGAATTGTTATTCCCTTACCAATAATCATATTTTTAAATTTCCCCACATCATCACCCCTTGAGTAATAATTCAATATCAGTAGAGCGTTTCGTTCTTTTTTATCCTGTATTCAGTGCCTTTTTTTATCATTTTTAAAACGTCTTTCCCTAATTCTCTGTTATCTACCTTAACGCAGATCAGTTTGTTCGTATTTATCATCTTATCAGTAATCATAAAAATCCTCCTTAATTTTGTGCATAATAAAAGAACGCAGAGTTTGCATAAAAATACATTCCTTGTGTTCTTTTATTAGTTATATTATTTTGTATTCAAATATTGTAGCTTAGTCAACATATTACCCGAATACGTCAATAACTAAACTGTATCCATGTTAAAAATGTCATCAATTTTTAACAAAGATATAGTTGATTAAGTACTTCCATAACTTTGATTTTATTTTTCCTTCTTCATAATTACTTTTATCGTGCTTGATACTAACACTTCAATTTCTTTATCTACTATTAGTTTTAAAGGATTTATTCTTTCTTTTTTTATATTTTCAATCTTAACCATAATTAAAACCTCCTATTACGTATTAACTTTATATTTGCGTATAACTTTGACCTGTTGTTGCTACTCCTATTAAGCCTTCTGCCCTATTAAAATTATCTGTTAATACTGCTGAACCTGCAACATCAATTTCAAAATAAGTAAATATTGGTCTGCTTATATTGTTACTCCCTTGCCAAAAATGTTCAAAAGTACAATATCTGCCCATTACAGTAGGGATTCTACTGTCTGTAACTGTTGTAGTAGTTCCATCTGGACAATTCACAGTGATGGTATTACCACTGACACTCCAACCGATTGGATACTCGGTAAAATTATCTAACAAACAAGGAGTAGGATAGACATAAGTTGCCAAACCTATCATCACATTGTTAATAAATAGTGTAATTTGTACATTATAAGATAAAAAAAGCATATGCAAGGAACCTTGAGTTATATTAGATATAGCCGTCATCCCATTAGGGTTACATATTAAAGCTGCTACTCCACCTATGTCACCTGTTGTAAATATTACTTTAGCTTTCATTCCACTAGGTACACTACCTATATCTACTGCGGAATATTTTGCAGTTTTTGCCATACCAGTCCAAGGTGCGTAAAGTTTATTATTCGCAATATATTGATAAGTATAATTAGGATATGGTTCTCTAGGACTCTCACTTATGGGTTGAGGAAATAATCCGTTTACTTTATATAAACCTAACATAACTACTTTCTGTTGCATAGGGTTTCCATTTGCTAAGAAGACATCGGTTTCTAAAATATTTGCAGATGTTTTAGGAGTAATAGCGTTTGCATTAGCAGTTTCTAATACCAAAGTATACCCATAAGGAAATGCTGATACATCTATATTCATAGCCGATAATGAAATAACACCACTTCTAAATAAAAGACTATAAGGCATAGGGAATATTACTTTTTTATTAACAAAATCAAAATTAATTACATCTAAATTTGCTGTATATAAAATAGCTAATTCTCCATTTGGAGTTCTTTTAACCCTAGTTATGGCTTTATCAATTACATTTGTTGTAGCCACCGAATTTACTCCGACTACTGCAACACTTCCACCTGTCATAGCGGTTTTAACTTCTTGGTCTAAATCGACTAATAATAATGGTGTTGCTTTATCTCTTTTTAAATTATCTTGGCTATCGGTATATGTTTTATCTGTCTTTTGTGTCGCCATACTAGCCATAGAATTAACTATCGATGTATCATTATATACAGATACATCGATATTATTTACCTTGATTTTTCCATTAGTTGTACTAGTTGTAACCGTTGATTTTCCTGCTATTGCAGTATCCATTTTACCAATTTTAGTGGGTAAATCTATTTCGCCTTTTCTTGCTGCAATCATTTCCATATTTGCATCCGCTACATTTAAAGCTAAATCTGCTTTATAAGCACTTTCGATAATATCATAATCATTTTGTATTTGTGCTATTTTTTGTTCTATAGCAGTTATGTAATTTATAGATAAATCTCCACCATTTACAGTTCCGTTTACAGTAAATGCAAACATTATCGTGTTGCTAATAATACCATCCTTTGTAAAAGTTATAGTAGTTCTTACAATACCAGCACACGCTAAAGTTTGACTCATGAATATAATTTGGAACACTCCATTTATTGGGTCTACTATACTAACTCCATTTGACATATTTTGAGAGCAATTTGTGTGGTCTGACTTTTCAAAATTCCATGTAATATCTTGTCCTGTTAAATCCACAATTTCGCCAGCATATGTTAATGTAACTTCCATCTTGGCTGAGTTCGTATCCCCGATTCTATATTGAGCTGGAGTCATAATTGTTTCTTTACTCTGTAAATCAATTTTTACTTTATACTTATTTTCCATTTATATCACTCCTATTCTAGTTATTTTTATATTTTTATTTAGATAAAGCTAGTAAACTCGCTCTTAATGTTCTCTTTTTTGCTAATAAATCTTGCCATTCTTGAGATAGTTTAGTTTCATCAATTCCCAGTAATTTCCATGTTTCTTCTTGAAAATCTGATAATTGATTTTGTAATTGTGATAATGCATCTGTATCTTCTAAAATTTTTTGCTCATTATCCGTAACATCTTGTATATAAAATTTGTTCATATTACTATCATACATATCAGTAAGTTCTACATCATTATTTGAATCTACTGTAATAACCTCTTCATTTTCTTTTAGTCCCCAATTGGAAGGGAATTCTCTGTTATCTCCCCATTGCATAATTTGTGATACTTCACTAGTTAATTTATCAATTATTAAATATTTATTCATTTACACCCTCCTAATATAGTCTTACCATACCTGACCAATCTCCTGCACTTGAAGCACTATTAAATACAGTAGTTGAGTTATTAGTGTGGACATGTGACATGATATATGTTCCATTACTACTACATGAAATATCTATTATTGGTGGGTATCCTAAATAATGATTTATTGTCATAGAATTACCCTTTGGTATAGTGCCTTGCCAATATGTAAAAGTTTGTTTGCCTGTATTAATAGCCGCACTAACTGCTGAATTAACCCAATTTTCGGTAGCTATTACTTGACCACCTATTACACCTTGTGTTTCTGTAAGATTACTTCGCTCTGTACCATTCGCATCAAATAATGCAATGGATGAATTATTATTAACATTCTTTGCTTGTATACTTACTCTTGCCGTACCATTATAATCAAACATGGTTATAAATCCAGCTTCTTTTGCAGTTGTTGCTCCGATATCAACTGCATGTTTTAAACCATCCATAAATAACGTAAGCGAACCACCAGTATTAGTACCATACCCACTCTCAACACCAAGCACAGACTGTATATTTCCATAAATATCATATATGTTTAAAAGTCCACCATTAGCATTTTTAGTAAATTCATTTACTAATGTTGCACCCACTACTTGTCTTATATCCGTACCTGTTATTATGCCACCTGTAATATTTGAACCATTAATAGTAGTTTGACCTGCTGTAGTTAAATTCGTAAATGTAGCATAACCATTTAAATTTAATTTACTTGCGTTTATAGTTATAGATTCTGATGACTGATTTATTGAACTTACAATTGAATTTGAACTAACTTTACTAGTAATTGCCGTATTAGAAGATAAATTTAAGTCGTTTCCAATTGTACTTGATAACTGTGAAGCCGTTATTTCTCCACTTGTAATTTGACTTGCATTGATCGTTAATGCAGTAATTAAAGAACCTACTATATGACCATCAGCTGTAATTCCTACTGTGAATGGACCGTTAAATCCTGTCGAACTATGTGCGAACCCATTTAAGTTCCACCTCCATACATTAACGCATGTATTTTGGTCTGCGGTGTCCATCACATCTATTTCATATGGTTTTCCATTATCATCTTGCCTTATCACTACATTTCCACCTTTTGTACCTGTAATTAAATCAGTAGCATTATCTATTGCTAATTGATAAGCACTAGTTACTTGTACTATTTCTTGCTTAACTTCTTGAATTGAATTATTAATTGAACTTACTATATTATTTTTAAAACTTCCTAATTCAATTTTATCAATTCTTCCAGTTAGATCATTATAAGTAATTGCTATAACTTTAGCCTGTAAATCCATCCCTAAAATTTTGTGACGAATTGTAATAGTATCTCCCATATAAACTCTTTCAAGGACTGCGTAATCTTTATATTCTTCAGTTTTTGAAAGCTCTATAAACGAAACTATATAATTAAACTGAGGTATATCTATCTTATTTGCAATCATATAAGCTTGAGCAGTTGCTAATAATGTTTCTTGGTCTTCACAATCACTAAAATCTACAATTTTAATCATTGGAAATGGAAAGTTATTTATGTAAGGACTATCTATGTATTTTTGTGCAAGTAAAAGTCCATCTTTACCTACAGGCATAAGACGAGTACAAATTGAATCTGTATCTAAATCTTCTTCTATTCCTTCAATATTTTTTCCGTAAGAAACTAATGCTCCACGATTTAATCCTCTGTTTTGCATCAAAGAAATCTGAAAATTATCTCTTATCAGCTCTCCCCCCCAGTTTGCTATAGTACCATCTGTTCCCATTATTGCTTCTACTGGGTTTTTACGTACAAAATATTGAGTTGTTATTGTTGTTACATCACTTAGACTTGTAAAAGGGTGAGGATATTGAGTGTTCGATAAAATCCAATTTAACGCTCCAGCTCCATTAATATTTGTTGGTCGAACATCTTCTAAATTATTTTTTAAAAGGTCATAAAAGATATGTCTCGCATTTACTTGAATTCCATCTAAGACTTTGTGTTTATGGTAGATTCTAAAAAGCTGGCCTTGACTATTTTTTACTATGTTATTATTTAATATATATTTCCATTTTCCATAACTATCAATTGGATATGTAAATTCAATTTCATATGTATCATTATTTTTCTCAGTCGTTATAAATGATTTACATTCACTTAATATTACTAAACCATTATTATTGAAATTCCCTATAGTTGTTTTACTATCATATAAAGTAATCAATTTTTAAACCTCCCCTCTATCAAAAAAATAAACTGAAAATACTTATAAGTACCTCCAGTTCGGTGTTACTTCGATTTTTGAAACATTTCCTGTATAACTTATTGTATTATTTCCCTCTATTAATAAAGGAAAATCTCCTATCATATATTGGTTCATTAATTGACTATCTTTATAGCAATCCATTAAATCAGAATCTATAGTCACATAATTAACTACATTAGTTAAATTTATTATATCTCCATTTATTGTAATCGTTATTGACCCTGTACCATAAAGTTTGATTATAGGTTTACTATTTGTACCAGTTGCATTATAAATCGTTCCTGCACTTGTTAAAGTGATTATAGGGTTATTGATTGAATATTTATGAGATTGACAGTCAAATTGGATCAAAAATGTATGAAAATCTCTAGCAACTAAATCAAAACTTATTTGATTTATTATGGTTGCTTTATAAATTTTATCAGGCTCATTACTAAAAATTACATCTGAAGAACCTGTTAACCAACTACTAATATAATCTATATAACTTAAATCTTTAATCCAAGCTTCACATGTCTTTATCGTACCTTTATAATTTCCTAAGTCTTGAGTTAAGAATCCATCACGTCCATCAATTTCAGTTTTAATAATGTTTTTTTGTGCTCTTACAATAGAGGGTAGTTTACTAATTGTAAGATAATCTAAACTTAAAATATTGTTAAATATAAAATATGCTTCTTCCATTAGTTACTCCCTCCTACTGCTATATTCTGTTGTTTCATATAAAAAGCTAATTGCTCTGCTAAAGCTGGTATACTAGTTCCATTAGTTATTTCTATTTTATCTGTATGTAATAAACTACCATAATTGTTAGTTACACTAGCTTTAGTTCCATCAAGAGTATTAGCATTTACATTTGTAGTTTTAATCCCCACACTCATATCTGTAGTTAAGCCTTTTATAGCTGACACTACTTTAGATTTATTTGCTTCAATTCCTTTGGCTAATCCACCCATAAAATCAGGCATCCATGTTTCATAGTCTGCTAAATCTCCAGTATCAGGAGTTGAGAAATGTAAGAAACTCTTAATTGTACTTGCTACATTGCTAACAGCATTAGTTATTCCACCAATCATACTAGTAATTCCATTTATCATCCCTTGAATCATATCTTTACCATATCCAACCATTTGAGAAGGTAAATTCCTCAAGAAACTAATAGCATTATTGATTCCACTTTTTATAGCTCCAGTTATATTCCCTATAGTTGATGTAATTCCATTTTTCATTGATGTAAACATGTTTGAACCTATTTGCATCATTGTTGATGGTAATTGCTTGAACCAGTTTATCAAATTATTCCAAATATTTTTCGCTCCTGAAACAATGCTCGTACATAAATTAACAACTGTTGTTTTTAATCCATTCCAAGCATTTGAAGCAGTTGAAGTAATGCCTTTCCATAATCCACTCATAAATGAAGCAATTGAATTTAGTATATTACTAGCTCCTGTTTTCAAACCTGTAAAAAATCCTACTACAGATGTAACCATACTCGAAACTGTATTGCTTGTAGAAGTTTTTATATTATTCCATGTGCTACTTATAGAAGTTCCTATGTTACTAAAAATCTTTTTTATATCTGCCCATAATTCTGAAGCTTTAGCTTTTATCGTATCCCAATTTTTATACAGTTCATAACCTGCTATTACAAGTAAAGCTATTCCAGCTATAATTGCTAGTATTGGTAACATCAAACTCACTGCTGTCACTTCTACTGCTCCCATTGCTACAGCTATAGGTGCAAATATTGCTCCTAATGTTTGTAATACAGAAATACCACCGACTAATGTGCCTATTACTGCTACAATTGCTAAAACCGCTCCAACAAATTTTGGATTTTTAGATATAAAATCTGCTATAGGTGTAATAATTTTAGCTAAACCTTCTGCCATTTTAGTTAAAATTGGTAGTAATGTAATTCCTATAGTTGTTTTTATTGAAGCCATCTCATTGTTCATTTTCTTTAATGAACCACCATAAGAATTTAAATCTGTTTGAGCTGAACCTGAAAACCTTTTATTCAATCTATTTTGTACTTCAGCCATTGTTATACCAGCTTTTGAGCTATCCCCCATTGTTTTAACTTCAGCTTTAGTTAATATTCCAAGTGATACAAGTGCCTTGCCTTTACCATGGTAAGCATCAGCAACTAAGTTAGCCGCACTTACTAAACTTGTATTTGTTCCAGCCGCAACATTTGCAATAGTTCCTTCATTCTTTAAAGCATCTCCAGCAGATATTCCTTTTTGTGTCAACGCAGTTAAAGCATCTTTTGCTTCACCTTTAGAATAATCTGACATTTTAGTAATACCATCTGTAAAATCTGCTATATCTTTTTTAGCATTTTGAGCTGACACACCTTGATTTTTTAATAAGTTTGTTAGTTGGTCAGTAGATTTTTGAGCACCAATTGCATTATCTACTGCACCTTTTAAATATGAACCGACTGCAATTCCTACAACTCCAAAAGCAGTTTTTAAATCGCCTAAAGTTAAGTGCAATTTCTCTTGAACACTTGCAAACTTGCTCGTTTTAGTTGTAGACTCTGCTATTTGTGAATCAACATGTGTTAAACTAGTTCCCATATTATTAAGTGAAGTTCTTGCTTGATTTAATTTTATTTCTAAGTTTTGTGTAGCTGTTGCATCTTTTCCTTTAGTTTCAACGCTCTTTAGATAAGCCTTTTCTAATACTTCTATTTTTTGTTTTTGTAAATCCATAGTTTTACTTATGTTTTCTGATTTTAATTTTAATTTATCTAATGCAGTACCATTAAGTCCTATTGCACTTGTATTTAATTTAAATTCAGAATCTAATACCTTCATGGATTTATTAATTGCTCCAATTCCACTTTGAAAACCTGTGTTATCTAAGCCTATTTTTATTGCTAATGCACCAATCTCTTCAGCCATATATTTCTCCTTCCCACATAAAACAAAAACACTCTAATTTAAGAGTGTCCATACATTTATTTTATAAGTTTTTATTATAATAAGCTTAATACATTTTCTAAATTTCTTTTGTATTCTTTATTTGCCTTATAACTTAATAAATGAAGATAATGATTAATGTCCATTTCATCTATATCATTCATTTTCCAGTCATTTTCTAATAAATTTAAATATAATTCATCAATCCATTCACTTAAGCTCAGCTTTTCGCCTGAGTTGCTACTTGGTGGGAAACGTTTCTAACGTGTCTGTTGCTGGATTAACTACACCTTGTATAGTTTCCATAAGTGTACTATTTAATAAATTTGCATTTAAATTATCATAAAAGAAATCCCTATCAAATTTATTGCCATAGATTTTACAAACAAAATCAACTAATCTATCTAAATCTTTTCCTTTTATACTATCTAAATTCATTTCTTCTGTGATGCCGATTGCTTCTCTTAATATTCTTGATTTAACCTCTACTGATACATATGTTTTTTCACCCAATACTAAATCCATATTGCAAAACCTCCCATTTTTATTTTAAAAAGAGGGTTTATCACCCTCAAATTATGTATTATTATTATATTGTTACTTTGTCATAAACCGTTGCTAAAAAAGTGTCCGTTATTGGAGTTGTACCCGAATCTTGGTCAGCACTAAACTTCCATTTACCATCTTTTCTCGCCATAAATCCACCTTTAAGTTTAGGAGTTGCAAACTTGCTTTTATCTTCTTGGGTTGCATATTCTTCAGATAATTCTTCAAAATTCCCTTTCAATAACCACACATATTTATACTTTAAATTACCTTTCTTAATTTTAAAACCTAAAGCGACGTAAGGTGCTACATCATCAACATTGTAAGCCATAACTCCTGTTACTGGGTCTAATGTATGTCCTAATAAAACTGCTTGCACCTCTAAAGGTAAATCCTGTGTTTCAAATTCTACATCTATATCTCCTAAGCTTGTAACCCTTTCTACTTGTCGATTATTTGCATAAAGACCGTCACTATTTGTTTTTGGAGTTATTTTGACATTTATTAAAGGACTTACTGGTGTTACTGTGCCATAAGTTTTAAGCCCCTCATCTAACATTACTGCATATACTAGGTTTTCTACTCCGATTGGAGCGCTATTTACTGGTGTTGTCATATTGTAAAACCTCCCGATTATTATTTTTGGGTATAAAAATAACACCCTTTTAGAGTGCTAATTATATGTCCTCGTTTTTTATTACTCTGATTATTTTATGAAACGTTTTTGTATCACTTTCATACATTTCAGTTTCATAATTTCTATGAAAATCTATATTTTTTAATAATGTTTTTGTCTGCGTTACTATGTCTGTATAATTATCTTTTGACCAAATATCTATTTGTACATGATGTTCTGTATTTGTTTCTTTGTTATTAGCCCAACTACCACCTTGAGCTATTAACTCAAAAAAGGTTATATAAGTTGTTTCTATTCCCTGATAATATAACGAACATACTGGTATTCCTAATGGTTTAAGAGTGGCTATTATTAATTCATTCATTTCAATCCACCTCTTAATGTATCCTTTATTATTTCCATAACTGTAGTTTTATTTTTTAAATATGCCACTGATAAAAACGGTCTTGATGGCATTTTTGTAGTACCGAACTCGACCATAGTGCCATAAAATACTTTTGTATCTTTTTTATCTACTCCGATTAAAACATATTTAATGCCATCTTTAGTTTTAATACCACTAATTTTTATAGCTTCTCTTAACTTTCCACTTTGGTCTCCGAATAAACTAGTGGCTTTAGCATCCGATAATACCGGTTCTCCTGCTTTTTTTAACGCTTGATTAGTTAATTTGTTTACATTAGCATTCATAGCATTTAATTTTTCAATTATTGCATCAATACCTTCTAAAGAAATGTGATTAGCCATTCAAAATCACCTGCCCCATTATCTCAACATATTCATTGCTTTCACTTACATTATTTACATCAATAATTTCATAAAAATCATTTTTATATCTTATTCTCATTGTGTCTGTTATTGTTTTATCTCTTCTATATCTAATTACAAATTTTGTTATGCTCTTATCAAATAATTTTCCTGCTTTAAACATTTGTGTGCCACTCATATTTGATACTTTAGCAAAAGGTGAACAATATATATCTTCTGTGTTTTTTGGAAACCCTTGAGCATCTTGTCCAATTGTCAATATGATTATTGATATTTTCTTATTTAATTCTCCAACATCTATTTTCATAATTAAACACCATAACAATATTTCAATTGCAATATAATACTTTGTAATGTCAATCTTGTCCTTGTTTTTACATCTTCTAAAGTGCTTCTATTATTATAAAAATCCATTAATAACACTAATACATAAAGCTTTGCTAAATCATTTGTATTATCAAAAGTAAAATCGGTAGCATTTAATAAAACTGTTTCACTTGCTTTTATTAATGACTGTATTAATAAATCTTCATCAGTATAATCAGCTTCTAATCTTAAATATAATTTTGCTTCTTCCAAACTTACTATCATTATTATCCCCTCCTAAATTAAAATAAGAAGGGAATTTAAATCCCTTCCATTATTAAACGATTGTGATTTCACCATAAACATAAGACTTATCACTTGAATCTATTTGTATACAATCTATGTAAGTTATAATTCTTGCAACTGTAACATTAGATAAGAATCCTACAGATTTATCTGAACTAAATAAATATTGACCGTTGCCTGCAAATTTAACTGCGTCTTGTAAATCACCATATATAATTGGTGCTACTTTTGTAGTAGTTCCAGTAGTTGGAAGCATATCGTTAGAGAACACATTTACAGGATACCCCATAAATAATCTTTGAGTTGCATTAGTTGGTGATGGTTGAAGTACAGGTCTGCCGTATGAATCCAATGCAGAATCAAGCATATCGTAAGCATCTTGGTTCATTGTTATAGACATGTTTGTTAATACTGCTGGATTTAAGTCCTTATTAATTGATTTTTTCAATGCTTTCCAATCTGCTAATGCTTTTGTTGTTTTTCCTGTTTTTATAATAGATAATCCTAATGCATTTTGAGTTACTACTAATTTCTTAGCAAATACTTCTGCGACATAAGATATAAGATCATTATCTGTAAGTCCTAAAAGTGTATTAGAAAGACTTATAAATCCTGCTTTTTCTTTAAGTGAGAAAGAAACTTGCTTGAATTTAATATCTGAAATATCACCAATTGGTGTTCCATCTGCAAAATCTACAAGACCTGTTACTGTATCAAAATTTTCTACTGGGAATGTACCTGTTAAAGCTGTTACAGGCATATAACCTAATACTTCTGATAATGACTTATATTGTCTTACTAATTTTGTAATTTTAGTTATAACTTCTACTGGTAATATATAACCTTCACCATTTGCTCCGCCTACTAGTAATGCGTTTTCTGCTTCTGTTAATCCTTTACCCATAGTCTTTTTAATCATTGCTCTTATTCCTGATGCACTCTCTTTTATTACTTTGTCTTGTATTTCCATTACAACAACATCTCCCTCTTTATTTTCTATTTTATTTTTTGCTTCTAACACTTCTTCTGCTTCTTGCATTTCTGCGAATTCTATTTGTGCTTTAAGATTCTTTATTTCAGAAATTGAGTTTTGTATTTCCTCACTTTTTTCTAATTTACTAGCACTTGCCTTAACCTCACCTAATTTAATTTTTAGTTCTGCACTTTTTAACATATATAATCCCATCCTTAATTTTTATTTTTAAATTCTTGTTCTTTATAGACTGCAATAACAAAAAGTCCCTATTTTTGGACATAAAAAAAGAACCTATATTTTATAGACTCTCAAGTTCTAACTTTGCTTTTAATAATTTAAGTTCATCTAATTTATTATTAGGTTCTACTTGAACACATTCACAACTACAGTTAATACAACTGCAATTTGTGCAACTACTACATAGACAACCACATGATTCAGGTGTTACAACATCATTTTTAATTACAACATCTTCTACCTTTTTGAGTAATTCTTTTGGAACTTTATTATAATTTATTAAGCTTGAAATACTTGCAACTGCTTTATTTGCTTCCACTACAGTTACATTAAAATATTTACTTGCTTCACTTCCAACTATCCATGTTTCTGCATCTACTAAAGCCTGTATAGTTTCTATAGTGCAACCTGTAGCTAGTTTCTCAGCATAAATATTCATAATGCCTAATTGAATCTTATCTAAATCACTTGCCATCTGAATCATATCTGTAGCATTACCTTGAATACAACATAATGGTTTATGTATCATTAAGAATGAATTGCTTGGCATGATTATTTCATCACCAACCATTGCTATTACACTTGCAATACTTCCTGCGAGTGCATCTATATAAACAGTTTTATTACATTTACTTCTCTTTAATATATTATAGATTGATATTCCTGCAAAAACTGAACCTCCACCACTATTAATATATATATTTAATGGTTTTGTATCATCAATTTCACCTAATATATCTAATATATCTTGTGGGCAAGTATCTGTATAATCATATTTCATGCTTTCATCACTAACTATATCCCCATAAAAATATAATTCTTGTGATTGGTCATTAATACTGTTTTTAAATTCAATACATTTATTTTTCACTATTCTCCCTCCTTCCACAAATATTTTATTAGCTGATTGCGTAATTCAGCAATCATTGAACCGCCTAACTTTTAAACCGTTAGGCTTTTATATTTTCCTCCACTGTGAGAGAATAAATGTCACTACA